AGCTTCATGCTATTAACGATTCGCTCACCCAGCATAACAAGGGTGTTAGGTGTACCCTCGATCTGCTGGCCTATGCCCTCAAGTTGTCTGCTAAATTCTTCTAAGGTCATTATGCTACAAGATATGATGTTACCTCTCCTAGAGCATCAGTTGTACCCCAGAATTGGAATGTATAAACAACCTCGTCACCAGTTAGGATTGAGCTAACAAAACCAGGTGTACCACTTCTCAGCGTACCAGGCGCAATTATTGTTCTAGTGGTTCCACTTGTATTTCGTACATGTACTTTTATATAGCGACCTGCTGCACGATTAGTGAAAGCAAAAGTTAGGTTAGTTGCAGCACTTAAGGTAATGTCATGCCACTGACCACTAGCGGTTGCCATATCAAAGGTTACTGTTGCTGCTTGTGCAACGGTGTTAACTGTAAACTGCGTAGGTGCAGGACCTGTTGCTCCCGTTAGACCAGTTGCACCTGTTAAACCACTCCCCGTAGCCCCTGTTGATCCTAGAGGGCCTGTAGCACCTGTTGCACCGTTAAGCGGTACCACACCAGCTTCACCTGAGGCAACTGCTCTAATCCATATCTCTAAAGAACTAGTAAAACTTTGATCAGCTATAGTAACTCTAAACCCTGAGGTTGTCTTATTACTAATGTAGGCTGCATTAAGATATCCTCCATCAGAAGCTGGTGTAATTTGACCTGCAAGATAATTACCTGTTGCGCCGGGTGCTCCTATTGTAACATCAATAGAATAATTAGTATTGGCAAAAGGGGCAGCAAATGTTACATCGTACTGCCATGTATATGTACCTACATTAGTAAATGAAGATCCTAAGACCTTATATTGTTTTGCAAGAAGACCTAAACCATCCTGCCCAGTTGCTCCGGTTAAACCTTGGCTACCCGTAGCTCCTGTGGCACCGGTTGATCCTCTTTGTCCTTGGCTACCTGTAGCTCCGGTTGCTCCTGTGGCTCCACGTCCAGTTGCGCCAGTGGCACCAATCCCTGTAGCACCGGTAAAACCTTGGCTACCCGTAGCTCCTGTGGCACCGGTTGATCCTTTTTGTCCTTGGGTACCAGTTGCTCCTATGTTACCTTGTAACCCAGTGGCACCTGTTAAACCTTGTGATCCTGTTGCTCCTGTACTTCCACTACCTGTAGCTCCGTTAAAACCTGTAGCACCTTTTAAGCCAGTAGCACCTGTTAAACCTTGTGATCCTGTTGCGCCAGTAGCTCCACTACCTGTAGCTCCTGTGGCTCCTGGTTGACCAGCATTTACAAAAATGTACCAACTACCTGAAACACCAGGAACTTCATTTAAGCTAACAGATGGAGTTATCCATGCGCTGCCGTCATATGTTACAACATCATAAGGTTGATAGGTAGTTGCATTATCCCAGTTACCTTCATATTCAAATCCTTGACCAGTTGCACCTGTACCACCAACTCCTGTTGCTCCACCGTTTCCTGTGGCACCGGTTAACCCAGTGGCTCCTGTACTTCCTTTAGTACCTGTTGCACCTGTACCACCTATATGGCCAGTTGCACCAGTTCCACCGGTAAAGCCGGTACTACCTTTTAGTCCTGTTGCGCCGGTTCCACCAATAAAGCCTTGTGGTCCGGTGGCTCCTTGACTTATTAGATCATCTGCAGCTACTTTATAGTTTACTCCATCTACAATTACAGGTACAAATGTATTAGGACCTGTTGCGCCAGTAGTGGTTGGCATTTGGCTTATTTTAATGTTGCTCATTATTCTTCAATTATATTTGCTCCACCTTCTGAGACAAGTGGTTCGTTTGGTATGGGTAGAGAAGCATTCTCCTCTATTAGTTCAACTGGGTTATAGAACGGTGTAATGCAGTCGTTAAGTGGCTTTTTGATTACCAACTGTAAGACCGCAGTCATTCCTGCCACCTCGTCTTGGAACCGCTCCTTAAATGGTTGGTAAGAAACAGTAAACACCGGTTGCGGATCCTGGGGACTAACATAAAAGAGTTGCAGACGGGCAAGTACATCATCTAGGTACTCCGCGCAGTCTGATTGTGTTTTAAGGAAGTCGTCCCCCAGTCCTACTACCTCCATCATAATTAGGTTAAAGGTCCAGGTCTGCGTGTACTGATCTCGTGCACCACCACCTGGGTTAATAAACATATAGGGATAGTCAGCACCACCAGTAGTGTTATCTGAACGCGTCTTAATATCCGATAGGTCACCATAACCCCAGTCCGCAATCAGCTTGTGAGTATCGGCAATGTTACCTAAGAGATCTACTATTTCTTTGTAAGTCATATTTTCTAGTTATTTCCTGTTGCCTTGCGGCTTCTTCCGCATCCACCTGCTTTTGGTAAGCCAACATATTTAGAGCCTTCTTAAGTGGTTGTTCGGCCACTGGGTCAAGACGCAGGATATCTCCCTGGGCCAACCTGACCATTACTGCATACCAACCACGTGCAATCCCCATCTTATCCGCTTCTCCACCTTCATCGTCCACGGGATCATTAAGACCAAACAGCGCAGAGTAAGAGCGGTAAACTGAAAGTCTCCACCTACTGTACTTCTCTATGATCCACAACGCTTCATCGGCGTAAAGGATCTCAGGACTAAGGATACCCAGCAGATCAGCTAAGTGGCGGTCTGCTCCCCAAATAAGCCAGATATCCAGATCCACCCATTGACCAAAAGTTAACTCCTCAAAAGGGCTGTGTTCCGCTACCTTGCGTTGTCCCATTAGTTGTAAGAGAAAACCCATACCCAGTTCCAGCGCTTTATGTGGAGCCTGGCAGAGTAGGTCAAGCGGTGCACCTGTTACCAGATGTAGAGCCCTGGGCCACATAAGTGGTTCTCCCAGGTCTAGTTGAGCCAGCTGACTCCATAAACCGATCTCTAATCGTTTAGGGAATCTGTAGTCTTTACCATCCAGTTGTAGCTTTACCATACTATTAAATATTTATCCCGTGGCCAGTGTATGATCCTTAACGGGCGTGACCCATGATTGCATAGGCTCCTCGCTGCAGATTTTGTTTCCTACAGTAATTTGCTATTGCCATTGACATTACACAGTCATCATGATGCGGAGCTGGGGCACCGTAGCGGACCTGTCTCGTGCGTGGATTGTACTCGTAACTAAATATACTTAACTCGTGGTGGAGAGCAGGTTGTAGGGACTCTGAAGGGATCCTAATCCTGTCCTCAGCAAAGTCAAGTACCAGTCCCTCAATGATCTCAGGCTTAGACTTACCAGTTGTGGTAAAGGGATGAGTATCGTCCCAGCCGTTACGGATCTGCTCATAGAGTACATCTCCGATTGAGTTGGTTTCAACCATCGCAGTTGCTCGCCACTTCTGGCAGAGGGCGATAATGTCACGGGTCATGGTACTCCAGTCAGCTTGTCGGTTTCTATACATGTCGACTACATGCCCGTTGCCATCCATGAATGTTGCAACAGTCCAGTCTTCTTGACGACCCAGGTCTATTCCACAGTAGATATGACCAGTAGGTTGTGGCCAATGGTGTAGAGTGGATTCCTTTACCCGACTAAATACTTCTCCACCGCTATCAATAAATTCTGCTAAGTACTCTTGCTTAAATATATTAGGTGGTAGTGTTTTTTGAGCATCCTGGATCTCTTCTGGTGCGATGTAAGGTGTATCGTAACTAGAACCTTTATAGGAGCGATAGTTAGGGTGATCTGGGGAGAGACCCAGTTGGAACAGGTCATGGAAGTAGTTCTTACCCTTTGGTGTAGAGATAAAGACCACCTTCTTGCCTTTTACTGCAAAGACTGGTCTTATGGCTTCGCTCCATGCTTCGTTCCGGATAAAGGCAGCTTCATCTAGGATACCATAGTCACAGGTTAGTCCACGGATATTATCGTATCGTTCTGCTGAGCGGAATAGGATCTCGGATCCATTGCGGAGTTTTAAAGAGTTGTCTGCGTAGTTGTTTTTTGCAATGAGCCCACTGGCTTCTATTGCTTCAACCAGTTCTTTATGTACCTTATTGGCTTGACTATAGACAGGACTAACCCAAAGGATTTTACATGGACCTTTATTAATCATCCACCATAGAGCAAGGTTCATTCCCATTAGGGACTTACCTACCTGGCGACCTACAGAGACAATGTGGAATTTTGTGGAACCCTGCAGGATACCATTAATTATTTCACGCTGTTTTGTATGTGGAGTAAATCCAATAAAAGCCATTACTCATCTTTAGGTTCATCACCAAACTTAAACTGGATGTTTTTAAAGAGATCTCCACCATCTGCGTCTGTAAGTTGTTGTTGAGAGAGCTTAGGTACAAATCGTTCACTTAGCTTAATCACCATGTCCATTGCACTCTTAGGATCCTCAGCAGCAACCTGCTCCAACCATGTGGTCATGTTATCTAGGTTGGCTTCTATAAGTAGAGCAAACGCCTGCTTCATTTTCTTTGTGGCTTCATTAGGTATACCTGCAGGTCTACCTTCGCGATTAATACGTGGATCTCCTTTACTGAACATTGGTCTTAGCTTGTTTTTTCATTATCTCTAGTTGCTCTTTTGCAGCTGTCTCGTTAGCAGCGCGAATGTAGGCAACTGGTTTACCGGTTTCTTTAAAGGTATAGGTACCTTTTGCCGTTAGGTAGACTGTGTAAGTTGTCATTGCATTTTCTATTTTTTCAAATTCAGCTCGTAGGCGCTGTTTCATATTTAAGATACATCGTCCACATCCTACAACTGGTTTGCTTTCACCAGTGATTAGGTTATATGAAGCAAAGAAGTACTTAATTTGCTCAGGTGTAAATTTAATTGAGCTTGTTAAGATATACCTATTTGCTTTTAACCAGCTGATGGCTTCTTCTCTTGTGGTCATATTGTCATTAGTTTTCTCCATAGTAACTCAGCAAGGATAGAAGCACCTGCAGCTATAAATATAGTTTCCCAAACTGGTGTTTGTGTAAATAGGTTCAGACCTGCTAAACTGGTCCACCATGTAAAGCAGAGCGGACAGTTAAACGGCTTACGGTTTAGCTTTACCGCGTTGAGAAACCATTCCCATTGTGGTACATATTGTAGTAGGGCGCCTGCGGCTCCTAAGTAGATTATCCATTCCATGTTATTCCTTTCTTTTTTAATTCAGTTAAGATATGTTTTTTTGTTATCCTGACGGCATGACTTATACTTGTTCGGGGTATGCCTATCTTTTTAGCCAGCTTACTGTAGTTAGGATTCTCTAACCACATTTCAAATAGGGTTGCATGAAACCACAACTCTACTTCTCCACTCTTACGCATTGTCCGGATAATGGCTTTAATCTCGGCTACCGTTTCATCGCGTTCCAGGTCATAAGGATCATCAACTTCTTCAGGTTGTGGTTCTGAGGTATGTACCCTGCCCTTTTGACGATACTCGGTATGATATGCGCTGGTACCACTATGGAATGATCTCCACATAATCCCAGAGAGAAATTTCATAGCCTGACCACCTGCAACCAATTCTTCTGCTCTACCATGTTCCAGAAAATGTAACAGCGAGTAATGTAGAAGATCAGGAGCCTCTGGGCTACCTCTAGTGATCTTAGCTGCCATTAACTCGATGGCACTGTAGTTATCATTAAGCCAACGTGTCAAGTAATCTGAGATCATTAATTAAGTCCTGATAAGCTTGCGCTATCTCGTATTTTTGTGACTCTATGTAACTGTCACGATCGGTTGCCAGTATAGCATAAAGAGCTTCTGCGCTTACAAATGGTAAGTATAACCGGAGAATGTGGTCACGATAGCGTAACTTCTCCATGTCATCCATTTGTAGATAATTGATATCATCCATAGGTTAGGATATTTTTCTGTAGGCAACAAAGTTATCCCACTTAGTCATTCCACAATAGATATGTTCACGAACCAATCCTGGTATCTCTAATTCACAAAATGTTGCCATTGCATCAGTATGAATGTCTTCAATAATATAGAGACCGCCTGGACGAACATGGTTATGCAGTGTATGTATCGTTAACCATTGGTGTTCCTTAATGTGGCTGCCATCGTCAAGGATTAGATCAAATTGTACAGGTTCACCGGCTTCATGCTGAATGCGCTGAATGGCTGCACCTAGACTAAGTTCTTTACTCTGGTCAACATAGTAACATTTTATCCGGTCTTCTTCAAATAAAACTGTACGTGCTTTATCCAATCCCCACACTTGTGCTTGTGGAAAAAAGTCACGCCATCCTTTTAGGCTAGCTCCAGGTACATAGGTTTCTCCTACAATTCTTTTCATTACAGGTACTGTACCAATTCCTATCTCAAGAATATGTTTTGCAGTTCTTTGCTGATCTGCTAAGAGTTCATAATAATGTGGACTATAACCATGTCTAATTTGTGGACATTTATCTGCGCCATACTGATGAAAGAGTTGGCAGAGTAAAGTTTCGTGTGTAACGGGTTTTTTCATTTTACTTATGTTATTAATTATTTATCAAGGATCTTACCCTTAAATTTTTTGGCACGATGTATACCTTTGGTTGTAGGACCACTTAGGTAATGTGGTATGTAACTAGGTTTGCGGTAGTGACCTTTGTCCTTTGTCTTCCATGCATAGTTTTCTACAAACCAACCAGTGTCAGTATGTATGTTGCGGATTTGGGCAACTCTACTATTTGTATCATTAAATAGGTCTTGACGAAACCCTATCCCAGCAAAGACTTGGTTATATAAGTGGATCCACACGCGTTGTAGTCTTGGGTCTTCTACAATCCATTCTTTAAACTCCCAGTCGGTTCTGGGAAACTCAAACCAACATATAATATTATCACGGAAACCCATTTTAACCCATTCACCATATCTTTCGTTAAAAGCATAAATCAACGATTCACTGGGTGTACCTTGGGCAAAGGGTGTACATTCTTTATAGTCACTTATATAGAATTCATACTTTTTATCAAAACCCCATCCTTGACCTACAATCCACATAAAGGTTAACCAGATCTTGTCAAAGGGTCTTTCGTCACCAGCAAAGGAAGGTGAGTAAATGGTTATGTGGCGGTCATCAAAATTTTCGTAACCAAATTTACTTAACATAGTTTCTTGTATAAGTTATTTATCGGCTAGAAAAAAGTTGACTTTTTTGCAACAGTAGTTAGGTCAACCTTTGTTTTGGTAACGAATTTTATAAATGAACCACATTGTTTACAACTGGCTTTTACATGTGGTCCAGCTAGTGTTAACCTAATCTTGTCAGGTTTTTCGTTTGAGCAACGTATACATTTTAACTTTTCCATAGAAGGGTTGCTAATACTTTTTTTATATTGTTTTAATAACTGTTATTATATCTAGACGGCTGACCGTACGAGATTGATACGGCTGACCGTACGAGCCTTTGCATTTTCCGTACGAGCTTTTGCATTTTCCGTACGAGGTACGGCTGGCCGTACTAGACGATTATTTAAGATTTTTATGGCATTGCGTTCGTTCTCCACCATTATAAATCGTTGACCACTTCTTTTGAATGAAGTTAAAATACCTATGTTGTTTAAAATGATTACATTGTCTTTGGCCTGTCTTACGGTAATACCTAAGGCTTCGGAAATAGCGGCATTGGTTGGATAAGCACCACCAGCCCTTTTGGAGCTAGGTGCTCCTGATAAATTGAGAAGATAAAAATAAATAAGCTTTTGTACAGGTGTAAGATCTGTACGTGATACAATTGAATGATCTACTTTAAAAAAGCTTTGTTGAGAATGTTGGGTCATGATAGATTTGAATTTTTTTTAGTCGTTTCATTTTGCTGTTGTTTTTAATTTTGGTTAATTGGGCCGGCTTCATAGTTTTACTGTTTAATTATTTATATAGGCAGTCTTTAGAAAAGTTTCAGAAAACCGTGTAAATTTATAGCCATTGGAAATCAATAGGTTATACATATTGGAAACCAATAAGTTATAAGGGTTGCCGGGTACACGGCAGAAACCCACACCTTTAGGGAGTGAAAAATGAGAGCCGGCTAGAGACTAGAAAGGACCGGTAGAAACCGGCCCTTCCAAAAACAATAAAAAAAATGAAACACAAGTACGCCTAATCAACGAGAAACGACCTCGAAAAAATTAAACCTATCATGTCAGATACGGCAGAATAAGTAGAAGCAAAGTAACTACCGTACCTTTATTATATATAAGAGTCCCTAAACTGTTTAAGCTTAAGGTAGATCAATTACCGCAGTGATTCCCAATTCGTCTAACTGGATAACCCATTTTGTATGAGCCCATCCTAAAATGTCAGGACCATCAGTCTCACGGTTATATGGGAACACAATGCCACCGTCCATAAATCTTTCGTTGATAATGACACCTAGTGGATCTGCTCCGCTTTCAAATGCTGCCTTAGATGCAAAGACACTAATGGTACTTACCAATGCGGTACCTTGGATAGCATCGTTAACTGCAACTCTTGCATAACTTGTAGGGATTGTAACACCAATACTAGTGTTAACGGGTGTTGTAATATTTAAAGCCATAGTTTTGTTTTTTTTATTTATACGATACGGATTTTTGCAGTACCACTTGTATGATAGAGTCCACCTAGTGGTACACCACCTGCGGCAGCAGCTGTATCATCAGCATAGTTAAGACCTGCGTAATTTGTTATTTGTAAGTTTTTAGTTGTAGTGTATGATGCCACTGAAGCATTTACAGAGGAACCAATTGCAACAGCATTAGATGCAGTGGCTTGAGCACCTGCACCAATTGCAACACCTGCGCCTCCACTTGCGATTGCATTTCTACCCAGGGCAACAGTTTCAGTACCAGTAGCACTACTATTAGCACCTACTGCAACTGCATGTTGAGCTCCAGCAAAAGCCTGGTAAGCTGCAGCAAAACCTTGACTACCACTTACACCTGTACTTGCACCATAACCAAAGGCAATGCCATATTGGGAGCTTGTACCACTTACTGCTCCATCTCCAATTACAGTAGAGTAAGAAGAATTAGCAACTGCACCATTACCTATTGAGATATGATTAACAACAGCAGAACTTGCTGAACGAGCCTGGTTACCAATTGAGATACTGTTTAAGCTGGCCTTATGGGTACCAAACGCACGTGTACCAATTGCAACCGCGTCATCACCTTCAACAGTACCACGATAACCAATATTAATTGAACGGCTTCCAATTTCATATGCATTTTCACCGATAGCAATACCTAATGTAGTAAATGATCTAGACGAGTTACCTATTGCAACTCCACTAGGACCATCGCAAATTGCAAATGATCCATAAGAAGCAGTATCTGATGCACCTGCATCAGCGCCTGATCCAATTGCAACTGATCTTAATCCGGATGCAATTGCAGTAAATGTTGGTGTTAGTGTATCTGCTTGCTTAAGTGATTCACTTCCAGTTCCGTTTACTAAACCACCACTTCCCGCAGGACCAGTTGCTCCTGTGGCTCCAACACCTGCAGGACCAGTGGCACCTGTGGCTCCAAGCCCGGTTGCTCCACTAGTACCTTGTGGTCCTGTGGCTCCGGTAAAACCTTGTGGCCCAGTTGCTCCTGTACTACCTAAGCCAGTGGCTCCGGTAAATCCTTGAGCTCCAGTTGCACCTGTTGCTCCGTTAACACCTGCAGTACCTTGTGGTCCTGTGGCACCAGTGGCACCAGGAGGAACGGTTAACCCTACCACAGTTGCACCTGTAAAGTTAACAGTTCCTGAAGGAAAGTTAACTCCACTGGCTCCTAGCTGAATAGGTGCTTGGTTACCAAGTCCATCGGTAAGAGTTTTAGGCGTACCTGTGATAGGACCATTATCCTCAATCTTAATTAAGGAATCATATGTATTATTAATTTGTTGTCCGGTTAGACTTGCCATATTTTATCGAGTTTTTTTAGATAAGTAAATTTTAAGTTTTTGCGCATTCTCCAAAGTGGCTTTAGTCTTAGGGAACTGATGGGCCGTGGTCTGGGTTGCATTCGTCGCAGTAGTCTTCATAATAAGTTTTGTATTTGCGGATTCCACCTGTTACTAAGCCACTAAAGTATGGTCTTTGGCGATTAGGTAACATACCGTCAAGTGGATCTGGTGCATCATATGTAGGAAACATTCCTGGATTATTACGTAGGTATTCACGTAGGCGTTCTTGGTAGAACTGCCCTAAGTCCAATTCACATTGACGCATGTATTGTAGTTCTTCTAGTGTAGTAGGAGCAGTCTCTTCGCTCGTACCACTTAAGAGTCCCTTTTCTACAATCTTATACTTAATTGAGGGCAACATTAAGTAGAGTGCATAATGCGAAAGCATTGGTTGAATGTAATTATTCAACAGGTTTGCTTCATTAGCATTTAAGGTATTGTTGATAACACCGGTTGTAAGGGTGGTGTAAAAGTCTGTACCTAGGATATCTTGTACGTAAACGTCTTGTGCAGCCAAGATCCAAGGAGTGATTTCTTCAACCCTTGTATTATTGTCTAGACTTGTGTATTGCTTTAGACGTTGTTCACTTACGAGTAATGCGGTATATGCCATAGTTATTCAATTATTTGTGCAGGGACAGTAGCATCCTGTGTTTCTTCCTCATTAACATTAAGGTCCTGGATTAAAATCCTATTTGGTTTAATGGTTAAGGTAATATTCCATCCCATAAAACGCAGTAGGTAACCATAAGTTGTTAAGACCTTTTTACGTTTAGGCTGGACAACAGTGGCTTCAAAGTGATCATAACTTACGCGAATTTCATCAGCATTATTAGAAAAACCACTGGCATCTTTAATACCAAGTAGTAGAGGTGATGTAATCCTGTGCGCAGTAAGGATACGTGAGCTTACACGTTCCTCTAAGGTAATATAATATTGATCATTTGCGCTTGTGATTGGGGTCACCTGCATTTCTTTACCAGGGTCTGAGAAACTTAAAAAGAAACGACCTGCCTTATCTTCACCTGCAAATGTATCTTGGATTTCATTATAGATATCTCTTCTCGCCTCAGGTGTAGGTATACCATTTCTAAACTGTATAAAGAGTGAAGGACTTAACCCGTTAGAGATATTTGCATTGTGAAACTTAGAGATCCTGCCGTCAAGCTGGATATCATTAACACCACCTACATAATCAGGTAGTGGATAGTAATCATTACCTGGTGCATAGTTATAGCAGTAGTAAACCTGGCTTGCATTATCACCTCTATTATCTAGCGGATCAAACGCGCGATATGAATGGGCAGGGTACTTACGTACATTTTCCCAATGATTTGTGTAGTAATAATGAGTTACATTATCCTCCTCGTCCAGTTTGCCAGAGCGAACATTATTAAAGGGTAAGTGGTACATCTCAACAATCTTTGTACCTTCGCGGTTCCATACAGTGTTAACTGCATATCCACCAAAGATAACATAATCCTGAGAGATCTTTTCAAATACCTCATCAACCGTTTCTCCGTGTTTGTTAACCACTTCATCACCAATGATTTCAATACCTTCACCAATGATTCCGTCCTTAATAGCCTGAACACAGGTATGATGCATTGCACTGTTATTATACAGGTCAATAAGTACCTGTGGATAAAGATTTTCTTCACCGTAGTAGATCCACTCTTTACCGCGTACATCACGGATAAGTGGCAGCTGTAAGGCTGCAAACTCTTGTCCTACGACTTCATATTGACTGTTATCTTTCATAATTCTTTTTTAGTTTTAGTAGGCAGGATCATAGTAAACAATTGCTTGGCGACCTTCATTATTACTAATGTAAGCTTGTGTACCAGTTCCGCCACCTGGGCTAAATATTAATTTAAGGCTGCCGCTATCAATTACTCCGCCATTTTCTTTTACAACATAATTGT